CGCATTCCAAAATCTCCAAAGCTCATCCTATGAAAATTGTTTGCGCTATATAAGTCTTTTGTAGCCATTTATTATCTCCTTTTACCTTGCCCTCTGTATTTCTTTTTCCAGCCTCTTTTATTTACAGATGCATTTTTAGAATGCACTCCTTTTCTTTTTTTTCTAGGCTTTTCAAAAATAGTTATTTCTTTAATCTTCGCCTTCATGATGTTTTGCCTTTTAGCTTTTCATAAGTCCTCAGACCACCTAGTCCTAGCATACCCATCAATACAGTAAATAAAGGCTCTGTATCCAGTTTAGGAAAATCAACATCTGGATATATAGTTCTAATAATTGGAAAGGCAACAAAGTGATAAGCAAATGCAAGACTGCATGACCACCCCACACTAGGGCGCCACCCACTAACAAATAAGCTCCTATGCTGTGCTTCGACTTCATTTATCTTAGTTTGTAATTCTATTAATTCTTTTGGATCAAGTTCTTTACCTTTTATAGCCTCCCTAATCTCCCAAGCCAATCCACCAATAGCAGATTTCTCATTATTCCTACCGCCTAAAAGTCTTAGTATAGTCTTAATCATTTTTGTTTGCTATCGTATAAATTATCTTTTTTGTTAAATGTTCTACTATTCGAAACACAATGTATCCACAAATAAAGCTTTGCATAGAGTTGATCCAGTTGTATTACTTATAGAGCCAAATAACATTTTTGTCCTTGCCTCTGTCATCATCGACATGGATGAAAACCTCATGGATTCCGACCCTATTGAACCCAGCGCGAAACAGTGACTCGATAATAGTGTGTCTAGCTCTAGACCCAAGGTACTTAATATCAGCTGCGCACGCTCCTCCCTTTGTTGTCGTGAGGTGAGAGCTGTCTGGTTTTCCGCCCACTTTTTCATTATGTTCTGGCGTTCTGGCTCCGCTATTGATTTGGAATGGTATTTGGGCATAATGCCTAGCCAGATCAAGCTTATTGAGAAAATCAGCAGACATATACTCAGCGCCACTACCTTTCTGGTCTGGTGAATCAAATTCTTCAAGTTTAAAATATTTTAGTTTCATATTATTGACAGTCTTCTAAAGATTTTACTTTTAATTTTAAGTCATCAACTTGCAAGTTGTGTTTTTCTATTGTTTTTTCAATATATATTAACCTTAAATTTTGCTCAGCATCATCAGGCAACGCCCCCATCTCTCCCCTAGGCCATTTAATTCTAAACTCACTATTCATCCTTAATTCTGCCTCCATCCTCATGACAGACACCTCCATGGCTTGTATTTGAGATAATAAGGTAAAATAAACCCCTGCGATAGAGACCAGCCCCATACCTATTCCTATTAAGGTTTTAAGGTCAATATTCACGTCTGATTTTCCATCTCCATCTATATCTATCTGAGCCATCACTTAAAGGGTTTTATTATTTGGACAAGGGTCTAAATATTTGTTGAAATCTTTGTTTTATTTTAGAATATCTGATTCCTTCTATTTGATGCTGTGATGTTTGTATTCCGTTTTGCATTACTTTTTTAGGGATTTAAAAATTTGTATTACAGTAAAAATTAAAGATGCTGCTAAAACTAAAACTTGTAAAAATGGAGTTATTTCACTTACACTAATCATCAAAGCTGATATGTTCAACCCATAAATTCCAAAAATTCTCATATCATCCATTGTATTAAATTTTTTCTATTCTATTTGATACTTCAATAATTGCTCTGAAATAAGATTTGTCATCAAAGTCATCCTCTATATATTGTATATTTTCAATCTGGGTTGTATATACGTTGAAATTATTAGAGCTTAGATCTGGATAACCAGCTGTTCTAGTTCTAACTGTATTTATAACCTCATCTACTATCTGATTAGCTTGTAGCTCTCCTCCAGAGTCTCCATTAAATCCAGTTACTACCTCTATTCTAGTTTCACAGTTTATGATAAAAGAATCTTTAGTTTGATCTATTTCTCTAGTCCCTACAGAATAAATCTTAATATAAGGCTCAGAGGCATTCGCTGGCACTCTGTTATACGCTGGTATTGTTATGGCGCCTACAGCCAAATTATTTAACCTAGCAAAATAGACCTCTCTTAAATGATGTAAAGCCTCATTCATTTTTTATCTTTTTTATTCTGTTAGTTATTCTAGTTAAAAGAGCTTGTAATTCAATCCTCACAGCTGGGAAAAAGAATGGTTTTGGCGCCCTATCCTGTGGGAATGTAACTTGTCTCCAATTTGGATTTTCTCTAGTACCTAAATTAACTGGGATAGTTCCAGTAAAACCTTTTCCTTTAAATTGTGCTGCATAGCTCGCTGGGATCCCAAGTTCCCTCATCTCAGATAAATCTACTCCTTTGCCTATTCCAAACTCTATATAAGGTGAATAGTCAGTATTATTTTCTACAAAGGCTTGATTACCAGACCTACCATAGTTTTGACCTTGGACTAGACCACCTTTGGAATCTTTAAATCCAGCTCCAGAGATAGTCCTTTTCATTCTAGCATCTGATTTGGCTACAGTAGTACCCAGCTCTGTGCTTAGATCTCTCTCAGATAACTTTCTCAGCTTTACAATCTTTTTTTGTAGCTGCGCCAGATCCTTGTTATTTATTTTAATATCAGCCAATTTTAGTAGCTCTTATGGTTGTAAAATATTTATGCTCGCTATCGAACTTCTCATTTATTCTATATTCTGTAGAGTTGCCTTCTATTTGTAGGATGTCCTCATCCAAAATATCATCTGCTGTCTTTTTTCTGACAATTAACTCAATATCAATAAATTTTTTCCTTTGTACGTTTTGAGTCTTAATATCCCCAGATACATCGACCTTATAAGCCCATATAGTGGTTTGTGTTGCCTTTGTAGCAGTTGTGCCGCCATAACCATCGGCAGTCTTAGTTAAGCGCTTTACAATGACCCTAGTGTCTAATTTACCAGCATCCATTAGATAAATAGATTTTTCTCTCCAGCTAAAAACATTCTAACAGATGTTGGAATTTCATTTACAGCCTCACCAGTTACAAACTCCGCCCTATTATCATAGTATGTAGATACTAGCTGTAGCATTGCGTGTTCAAAATTAGATCCGCTTAGCCCTTCGGTAATGTATGTAATTTTAACTTCACTAGCTGGTAAGGTAGCCAGTTCGACTACCTCATTATTTAAACCTTTAACCTCATGAGTTGCTGCTGATCCATCTACAGTTACAGAGCTGATAGATGCTACTGGCGCAAATGGTAGATTAATCCTAGATCCCAGATAAGGAATGTAAACAGTCCTATTTTTTGCCACTATATCTCTAGATAAATAGTTTTCTAAGCAGACTCTAGCAGTAACTATCATTTTTGCTATTAAGTCATCATCCGCTGTGGTATCTACCCTTAAAAAGGTTTTAGCTGTAGCTGTATCTATAAGCTCTGATCCAGTTACAGAGTTTACCTTTGTCTGGTAGTGAAAATCCTCTGGGATCTCGCTAGAGTAAGTTCTGGAATTGTATGCCATTACTTAGCTTTTTTAGTAGTTCTTTTTGCTGGAGCTTTTGCTTCTTTAGTTTCTTTAGGAGCTTTCTGCTCTTTAGGAGTTACCTCCTCATAGGGTTTAGCGATCTCTACAGCTAGGTAATGCCTAAGCTCTTTGCCTTCTAGATCTACTACCTGTCCCTCTTTTCTCCAGCCTTGTACTGAATAAACATCTTTCAATAAAATTACTTTCATGATTTATTATTTTTTACAAATTTAAAAAAAAAGCGCCACTCTTTGAGCAGCGCCTAAAAACCAAACTATTAACTAACTATAAATTAAATTACAAAAAAGTATGAAACAAATTTATAAATTTTAAACTAAATAAAAGTTATTATAGTAAACTTTATTTTTACCCTTTCTAGAGGCTCTAAATGATTTCATATTACCTAGATTAGGAAAAACAAAAAAGCCTCTGTAAAAATCGCTATAAACAGCAAAATAATGGATTTTGTCTTTTGTGTATTTACTCTTAGAATTATCTAAAGGAATATTGACTGAGTTTTCATTATTTCTAGGAGTTTTTTCGGATGACTTTATTTGCACCTTAAAAAGATCATTACCAGTATCTACTATGCAATCGTAAATACTAGAGTCAAGTATAGGCATTGAAACTGTGTATCCTCTCTTAGTACATTCAGCGCAGAATAAATACTCTGCAAAGCACCCTAAATGATTTATCTCCACTTAATAAAGTTAATAAAAAAAAGCTGCCCATTTCTGAGCAGCTCCAAACAAAACATTATTAATTAATTATTTAGATCTGGGATTCTCTAATCTTTTTATGAGCTTATTTAATTTTTTTATTTTTTCTATGGACTTGTCGATCTTAGCCATAGACTCTTCAAATGTATCTTTTTTATTCATTAGCGTAAATCATCATTGCTAAAGTAGTCATAAGGAATGAGTCAAAGTAGGCGCCATACCTTAAAAATAAACTAAAACCCCAGACCACAAATAATATTATTAAAATCCATTTGATTTTTTTTCCGTTAGGCTTTTTCATAAGTGAAATATATTAAAGCTATTGTTACAAGGTTTGCAAGTAGCAGCGCCACAAATATAAGCGCTGCTGTCAATTTTAATTGTCTCTTTAGGTTTATTACATTTCGCCTAGCTGAGATTCTTTTGTATTCTCTTAATTGATTATCCATAATTTTTATTTTGAATTAATGCTTGTCCAGATTTAACCATCTGGTTGTTTTCTATGATCCACCAGTCCTGAACTTCTGTAACGCTGGCTTTTCTTAGTCCAAAGCTGCTAATAAAAGTAATAGCATCTTTTCTGGTTTCAAAGGCTCTAGCCTTATTGTAGTTTGTTGTCCATTTTCCATCCGCTGTCATAAATACATCAGATTTTTTGCTGACTACAAAGTAAACGATTTTTTTAAATTCCATAATTAATAGTTTTAATGGGAGCCGAAAGGCTCCCTTGGTTAGTTATACAGTTAAAGATAGCCATCTTATATCTCTCATCTCTTTGCGTAATTATGATTAATGTAATAGTCGCAACCATTGTTTTTAATAGGAGTTTCCATAAAATATGACTGCCTAAATCCTGCTTTTGCAGTATATCTAAGGCAAGTATTTTTTGCATTACACCCCTTACCTTCACACATTGTAATATCTGCCATTATAAATCTATTTTAATCTTATCCATTATAGATTCCTTGATTTCGTGTCTGTTAAATCTTAAATTTTTCATAATTAATAGTGTTTTATTTTGTTTTACTCTGTAAAGGTATAAACTTTTTTTAGCCTACCAAAACTTTTTTTATTTTTTTTTAAAGTTTTTTTAGAGTAGAGGTAAAAAAAAGAGGATCACAAAGATCCCCTTTAATTAACCGCTGCTTTAGGTTATGCAGTTTCTAAAGCTGTTTTAGCTGTAGAGAATGTCCCTTGCACTATTGCATTGGGGGCATAGTTAGTAAGACCAGCTCTAAGCTGAGCTCTTACAGTTACGAAATTACTCTGGAAGTTTGTTCCATCTTCTCTAGAGAACTCAATTCCTAGATTCTCTCTGATCCAGTACTGAGTAGCCGCTCTTGAATCCATTACTAAGAATTTACCATTTGGCACAGCAGTATTAATAGTAACTGGAATGCCCATAATAGTAGGCTGGATTCCAGAATAAATTTGCTGTCTTAGGTATTCGTTAGCAGTAGATTTCAATAATACAATCTTATGCAAATCAGTTGGATTCAATAAGATAGTATCTGCTTGATAGTTCAATAGAGATAGCTGATTCAAAGCTACCACTACAACATCATACTCATTAGCTGACTCTACAGACTGATAAAACAATCCACCACTAGAGGTAGTAAATGCAGTTCCGTCAGTAAAGAGTCCGTCTAGATTTGGACTTGATCCATCTCCATTTAGGATCTCAGTATCCTCTACAGATAGCACCTTGTTAGGTACTCTAGCAGCAAGATAAGATGATAGACCAGCTGTATCTTGGAGCATCTCATCGGTAAGCTTCATAAAAGTTCCGATTTTCTCCATATTTACAGAGGTTGCAGTAATATCAAAATCAGACTGTCCTAGCGCTGATCCTTGAGCTGTAGCAGCTGCATTATCAGTATAAGCAGTTTCTTTTGGGAATCTTACTGTTTGAGCATCTGTAGATCCGTTAGGGATCAAAGTACGAATATGTACTTTTCTAGATGGATCAAATTTGAAATCCTCTATTACAGTTTCTCTAGCTACTACTCCAGTATTGGTATTAGCCATTGTCATATCAGAGCTTTTTATATCAAACCTTGCTCCGTTATGAGTTCCTTTTCTTAGACCTTCTAAGGCGCCATCATTTACAGCCTTTTCGATTTGCCCTTTAAAAGACAATTTCATAGACCCTTCTACGTCTTTTTTTGCAGCTAGTTCTACAGCATCCATTCTTTTGGTTTGCTCATCAAACTTAGTTACAAAGTCTTGAGATAGGTTTTGGATTTCAGATTTAAGTACGCTGTCCATTTCATTTCTAGCGTTATCTTTAATCTGTCCTGATGCCTTCTCAATTCTTTCATCGACAAGATTACCAATCTTATCTAGTTGTTCTTGAATATTTGACATGATAAATTAATTTTTTAGACTATTATATACATTATTTAAAAACTCTAGCTCATCGTTTTTTACTTCTATCGGCTCTGTAACTTCTACAGTTGGCAAAGTGAATGCTTGAAATATTCCTTTGAGCTTATATATTTCAGACTCTAGGGCAAAGCCTAGATCATCTGATATATTCCCTTTTCTGAGCAGCTTGGCTATTTTATCATAGCGATCAGCTACCTTACTTGGATCATAGTTGCCTTTGTGATCCATTATCTTAGCCTCATCATTAGCGGCTAAGGTTACAGCAGAAACTTCAAAGAGCTTAACCTCATAGATCTCTCTTTTGTTTTCTGCATTCATTTCTTTTCTTACTGGCATAATGCCTACTGAGTTCTC